CATCACATTTATCATTGTAGAACAGCGTTTCTCCTGCCCACTCAGGCTTCCAGTCCAAGTTTAGGTAATAGATAAATGACCAATTATTTAAATGTGTATGAGGAAAATTAGTTTGACTAGGAACTGATGTGTTAATAGTAGCTCTAGTAAGTTGCCTATCTTTAATAAATTCGCCCATAGGTGTCTTATAAAGTTGGTCAAACAATTTAGACTCTTCTAAGTCTTCTACCCCAAAGTCAGCCGTATAATATTTATGTGTTAGCCTTTCTACTGCCGCAGTATCTTCAAATCCAAGAGCATAATTTTTTTTATTCCTAACATAACCATAAAGGTATTCATGAAATTCTTTAGGAAATAAATCATCATATATTATTATTTCTCTTCCTAAGCTGTCTATTTTTTTATCCATTATTTATTGATACCCCCACATAAACAAACCAACTAACCAATACCTCTCTTGGTGTGGTTGATGGCGACACATAATGTCCAAAGCCTCCATAAGGTGGAAATATCACAACCTTACCCTCTTCTGTTTTAATCTTTCTGTTTTGTTGTGGAAAGATAGTCTCTCCATCGTTAGTGCTTAGATGTATAATTACCGAAGCATACCTAAGCAAGCCATTCATTACTTCGCCATCAGCGTGATGTAAGCACTGCTCACCTACATTATATCTATGGTACTCATACCCACTATCTGCCGAATCAAACTGAGGTTTAAATCTTAGTTGCACCAACTCCGTTTGAATGCTTTCCATCAGGCTATGTATTTTATTATCTAGCTCTTTTAACTCAGGCGTATTGGTAATATCAACAGTATTTCCTTCCCTGTTATAACTACCCGCCTTATCTAATTGAATATGCTTTCTACTTTGATTCTTTATTTCTTGAATCAACTCTAAGTCTATATAGTTAGGAAATTCGTATATCATATATAATTAATATTTCCTGAAAGACTTATCCTTGTATCATTGCTTAAATTTCTTGTTACTTTGTGTTTACACCATCCTGGAAATATAAGCAGGGTATTTTCTACTGGGGGAATAACAGTATTCATATTATCAAATTCAAACACCAAGTTACCTGCTCCAGGTAGAGCCTTCACGTAGTATACAAAACCAAACTCTGTCGCAGGGTGCCTATGAGAGTTAGTGCTTTCAAAAGGTCTATGTATCAAAGCCCATTTTTCAGTTACCTTTAATCCTAATGGGTTAACAATAGAATTTATTTGGTTTAAAACTTTTAGCCCTTCTTGCTTTGGCTCCCATAAAGTATCTTCATAAATAGAACTATTTACATCATTAGTAAGCCTTATATTCTTATCTTCTAGTACTTCTTCTATTAAACTTTCTTTATTAATGTCTTTAAGACTATACTTATCTGCTGTTACATACTGTAAATCAAGAGTCTCTACTAAATTTGGTTCTAACATTAAGTTATGTAAGTCCATTGCCCTTGTTTTTTCACTTTACTTTAATCTCTGTTTCTTCTATAGCAAACCACTTATTAATTATCCAAGCTGTTATATCAAACTCACCCTTTTTAATTGCCGCATCTATTTTCCAAGGTTCTGAATGATGGTTATGGTGTAAACCATCTGGTATTCCTAACCATATAACCCAAGTATAGTTCCAAGTAGTATCGGTAGAATCAAAGTTTCTATACCCTTTAGGTAGCAATGCAGTATGAGTTAAGTAATTAACAAAATACATATCCAACATATAGCCTATACCTGGAGGAGCTAATACTAAAAATAACGCAATCTTCCAGTCAATAAGAAAACTAATTGCTATTAAACTAAACCAAAAAACATAATACCATTTGTCAACAAAGGCTACTGCTTTATCTTTAAATAAATCAATAGTAGTAAGTTTCATTCCTAATTTTTGACTCCACATTTTAGGATTTTCAAGCATCCACCAAGCTCCATGCCAAGCTCCTCCCTTAGGAGAGTGTATATCAAGTTCTTGGTCAGAGTACTTGTGATGATGTCTATGAACATTTGCCCAACCGATAGGACTTCCCTGGGCTGCCATTGTAGCTAGAAAACATAATACTTTATGTTTAAAAGTCGTGGTTTTAAATTGGTGATGAGAAAAGTATCTGTGTAGGCTCATACTCATACCACCTATTACCCATACTCTAGAAATTAAAAATGATAATAAAAGCCACCACCCATAACCATAAAATATAGCTAAGGCTATTGCTGCAATAGCTCCTAAGTGAACAAACACCCATAAAATTCTAAGGTTTATGTATGCAATGTTTTGCATAAAGCTATTATATCCTTTATAACTATCAGGTCATCTGCCTTATCTTCAGGAATTTCAATTCCTAATTTTTCTTCTATTGCTATGATTATTTCTACTGTAGCTAGAGAGTCTATTCCCATATCTCTTATGTCGGCTTCTAAATCTATATCTTTGATTGGTGTTTTTGTTTCATCAGATATAATTTTTAATACTCTATCTGTAATGTCCATGTTCAACCTTTACTATTTTGTTAAAAGCTTTTGGCTTTTGTTTATAAGGTACCCCTATAAATTCTATTACTTTAGCAGAGTAATCAAACTCATTAGGAAGTAATGCTAAGTTATATAATCTAGGATTACTATGATGAGTATTATGATACCCTTCACCCCATAAAAGCCATGCAAAAAGTTGGCTGTTATATGTATAATCAGAGGAGTTAAATAGTCTATATCCTTTTACTGCTAATTTAGGTACATGAGCTATTACAGTTATATAACTAATACCAAAAAATACATACAACATACTAACGCAATAAAAGTAAGCTGCTATCTTAATATCTATTAAAGCTAGTAGTCCAATCCATCCTAACACTATTTTATAGTAATGCCTATGAAAAAACATATGGTCTTTGTCTGCAATCAAATCCTTTACTCTCATAGGATTAATCTGATAAGGAGCAAAGTAATAAAACCATATCTTTATTTTATTCCATAAAGTTCCATTAGGAGGATGAGGGTCTTTATCTGTATCTGATGTTCCATGATGTAATCTATGTGTATCACACCAATAAATAGTACTACCCATACTTACAATGGTACCCATAAATAGAAGTATTATTTTTATTAGTCTATTCTTTGGTTTGAAAGACTGGTGGGCAGACATTTTATGGAGAGACATACTAGAGCCAAAACCTGTAAGAAGCCATCCCCATATCATTGCTAGTATAAATAAAGTCGTATTCCACCAAAAAATAAGCGTGGCTGCTGCACCTAGGTATGCGAAAGCCTGTACTACTTTTATTTTAACATTATTACTTAGATTAAATTGCACGTATCCCATCAATAGTTGAAGCTGCACGGACATTAACTTTCCTCGCCCATGAGGCTACATAAGTATCATTAACAAAAGTATTCATAGCTGTTGCAAAGGCTTTAATTGTTTCGTTAGTTAAAACTATATCATTATTATCTACATCACGCCATGTAAAATCAGCAGGTAAACTTATGCTTGCATCAACCATAGCTACATATCCTGCTAGGTTAGTCCTGCTTAAGTTGTCAGCATCAAAGGTATTACCATTCCATGTAAAGCCTGCATCTAAAGTAGCTATTCTATCTAAGTTAATGTCTTTATCTGCTTTTTGTTTTTCCTTTTCAAGGGTCCACACAGTATACATAAATGGATTTCCATCATAAGTATATTGAGTTTGCTCCATGTGGTCTACACTGTATTGTGCTAAAGCATCTTGTGTGCTTTTATCATTAAGGTATGAAAATATAGGGATACCATATTTAGCTGCTTCGTTAGCAAACAGTGACATTTTATTAAGAACAGCTACTCCAGAACCTGCCAAATTAATACAAGCTATTCCTATGGGTTTAAATGGCATAGTATTTTGAACATCTCTATCATACAGATAAGACCCACTAATTACTTTAAGCTCAAACTCTAAAGAAGATACTTTAGCAATTACTACTTCTGCGTAGGCTTTTGTTACTGTTGGGTACTGAGCCATAATAGCATCTAGTGCAGGGTCATCTTGTTGTGATTCTATTAGCACTTCTTCTTCTTCAATAGCAGCTGTAGCTGCATCTTCCGCAGTTTGCCATACTTCTTCTACGGCAGTTGCCCAAGCTGGGAGCTCTGTTATTACAGTATTCTGGGATAAGCCCTCATATTCAATATGCCCTGAGTCATTATTCCATTGTAATGCCCAAACGGTAACTGGTATATTGCACGATGAAAAATCTAGGCCACCATGCCCAACTCCATTTTTAGAAGCCGCATTATCTGTTACTACGATCGTTAATTTCATTTCTTATCTCCTATTAATTTGTTCTGTTCCTGCATTAATAACCTTGTGGTAGCTTCATTAGCTTTTACCATCTCGTTTCTAAATGACTCTACTGCTGCACCCGTTTCTCTTTGAGTACCTGAGTTCTCTATCTGTAACAAGGGCATTAAAGCTATTGCACAGTTGTATTCATCTACTTCTTTCCCTGTATTTTTATCAAATCCTTGGACTCTAACAAACCAAGCACATTTTAACCCAATACATTTTTTCTTTAATAAAGGACAGTAAGTACCTTTTTCTAGCTGCATTATATCCCCTTCAAACTTATTAGTCTTTAGTTGCTGTTATAACGTCTAAGTATTTTACTGCTAAATCAATTGCTGTTCCACTAAAAGTACCACTACCACTAGAGAAAGTAAATGCGTGGTCATGAGAACCCCCGCCACCTGCTGCTCCTGATGCTACAGTTTGAGGTGTTTTTGAGGCAGGACCTGCCTTTCCTTGGTTACCATTACTAGCATTTGTTGTTCTTTGGTAAGTGTGGGTATGGCTTGGTATCTGTGCTGTTGAGAGTGTTGTAGCCCCTGCGGTACCCGCTACAGCTGTAATTGTTACAGAACCCGTTACTGCTTGGGAAGTAAATGCAGTAGTAAAGTCTACTGTACCCCCTGTACCGCCGCCGGTTCCAGTAACTATTCTTATACCGTGTTGGTTATAGTTTGTTGTGTCTTTTGTCCATCCTGTTGGAGCTGCGTTTTGTGCAAACATCAATCGAGTGCCTGAATCAAAAGCCGCCGCCGCCGCCGCTTGCCAAACAGTTCCGTTAGAGGTTAATACATTACCTGATGTACCTGGAGCGACTGAAGTAACAACCCCTGTCCCGGCACCTACTAACACGTTATTAGCTGTGTGTGTAGCTGCACCCATACCACCTTGAGGCACTGTTAGTGGAGTAGTTAGTCCAGTTATGGAAGTAATATCTGCATTTGCCCCTAAAGCTGCTGTACTTAAATTAGTTCTAGCACCACCTGCGGTTGCTGATCCTGTACCACCTGATGAAACTGCTAATGGAGTTGCAAGAGTTAAGACTGATTTATGGTTTTCTGCATCAACAACGTTAGTACCGTTATTGTATAACCACATAGCTGTTGCCGCTGGGACGGAGATACCCGCACCACCTGATGCTAAAACTGTAATAGCTTCTGCACAATTGTTATAAACAAGATAGGGTTTTTCAATCGCTGGGACTGTACAGTTCCTAACTGATCCACCTGTTGTTCCTGTTAGGTATAACCTTAGTGCTCGTGCGTCTTGTAAAGAGTTTGAGTTAGATAGTGTAAGAGTAATATCCCCACTAGAAAAAGTTACACTTGCTTGGCCTACAATCGCTTGTTCGAGAGCAGTGCCTAAGTTGCTATTAGTTGTGTCGCCCCATGTACCAGACTGTTCGCCTGTGGTAATGAGTTCTATCTTTAAGTCGGACCATGTGCTTGCCATTGTTATTTCTCCTAATTAGCTGGTTCCACCGCTTGCAGGCACACTTGTTACGTGAACTTTGGTATGTTGCTTGCCATTCCACGCGGCACCACAATCAGAGCAGGTTCCTGATTTGTATTCTTCGGCATCTACATTCATGCCACATTCAGCGCATTCTAAATGCACTTCGTATTTATTTACTATTCTACCATCTTTTTCCGTTTTTGATTCAATTAACATATCTTGTCCTTATATTTATGCTGCAATTTTAACCCAATTGGGGGTTTGTGATGTATCTATTTCACCCCACACTAAAGTAAATATATTGTTGCCAACTTCGCCTATGCCTTCAACCCCTATTACATTAACTGTTGCTGCACCTATAACACTGGCACTTCCTAGCTGCATAGTACCAAGAACACCTGTCACATTTACATTTGCAGCAGCGTCAACTTCTGCCGTACCTAACTGCATAGTACCAAGAACGCCTGTTACAGATATAACTTGGTCGGTCTCAACCGATATGGTACCTAAAGTTCCTGTAGCTTCTTCACCTGTTACATTTACATTAGCGTCGGCTTCGACGGTAGCTGTACCAAGCTGTGTTGTGCCAACTAACCCAGTAACAGATATATTGTTGTTACTTATTGTTGTTACAGTGCCTAATGCAGATGTAGCTTCTTCACCTGTAACGCTAATATTTTGTTGGCCTTGAACATCAACTGTGCCTATGGCTCCAGTGCTAGTAACACCGGTAACAGATATAGTGTTGTTACTTATTGTTGTGGCAGTGCCTAGTTGAGTAGTTCCTACAACCCCTGTTAATGTTACATTAGCGTCAGCAGTAACACTTTCATCTCCAACAGCCCCAGTAGCGCTAACACCATTGACAAGAATAAATATTGTGTCTGTGCCCCAAGGGCCCTCACTCCAAGGACCAGCGCCCCAACCTACATAAGCTACATCAATATTAACTGTACCTGTTTCGCCTGTAGCAGATACGCCTGATACCAAAATGTTTTGACCTGTATTTACACTTTCAGTACCAAGTTGTGTAGTGCCTGCTAATCCAGTAACAGAAACATTGTTATTAGTTATTAAACTTTGAGTGCCTACGGCTCCAGTGCCAGTAACACCGGTAACCTCTTCATTATAGATAATCCTAATATCAACTGTGCCTATGGCTCCAGTGCTAGTAACACCGGTAACAGATATAGTGTTGTTACTTGTAGTGGTCGCTGTGCCTAGTTGAGTAGTTGCAGATACTCCACTTACACTTACATTGGCAGCGGCATTTACAGTTTCGTCGCCCAGCGTTGCATTTGCAGACACAGCGTCTACAAAAACATCTATCATAGGTGAACCGTAGGACCCTGACGACCAGGTATTTCTACCCCACCCTTCGTAGCTAGCAGACGAAGCCATTAACCGCTCCTATTTAAGCGATTCTAATAATAGCGCTTGTTGAATCAGCTGTTGGGAATACGATTGTAAAATCACCTGCAGTTGAAGTTTTATCCCCACCAAATGCTAGTACGGCCACAGAGGTATCACTATAACTACTATTATAAATCAAAGCACCGTTAGCAGTAACTGTAGCTGATGACCAAGTTGTGTCTGTAAAGTCTAACCACGAAGTAGTTGAAGTGCTTGTAGGCACTTGTGATATAGCCAGTGTATTACCACCTGCTGAGTACCCTGTACCTGACGCTTCATTTGATGTTGAATATGCGGTTGTAGTTGCACCTAATGTTGCTGCTGATGTAAACAGCGCGATTTTAAATGTATCCTGTGTATTTACAGTTCGTGCTACGTTTGTTGTATTAAAGTTGTGACCGCCGCTAAGCAACTCAACTTTAAATGATGTACACATTGCTTGTGAAATTGCCATGTTAAATCTCCAAAATTTTAATTAAATCTGAATGTCCTGCTTCACGCAATCGATTCGCTAAAGTTGTGCGGTCTGACTGCACCGCTTGTTTTAAGTATTTTATCAGAACTTGTCTAATATAGCCCTTAAATGCTTCTGCTTGCTCTCTTATGAGAGGGTTTGCATCCTTGCTAACATACATAATCTTATCTAAAGCAAACTCTGCTACTTCTTCTGGTGTATGACCCCGACCCGATGTTGTATGTACTTCAAAATCTATATTACCTAATTCCATTTTATTCCTTTCATTTAAAATTATCCTATACGACGGCTTGTACCTGGAACGGGAATTCTAGCTTGTCCACTTCGATAAGCATCAC